CGGGATAGCGCCAGTCGATGCCGTTCCAGTAGAGGAAGCGTGATCCGTTCGCAAATCGCTGAGCCTGTCTGGCTGGCGTGTAGCCGATGACGTGGTGCTTGCCGCCGCCTTTCGGCAGGTCCGGCAGTCGATCGCTGCATTTGATCCAGCCGCTCATGCCGATTTCCCGGCCGGAGGAGCGGGTAGTGGCATCCATTGAGCAGGCGCCGCATCAAAGGCAACGCCTCCGCAGCCGTCATAGGTTTGATGGACGCCGCTACAACTCCAGGTCTTCCACGCATCGAAATACCCAACAGCCATCTGGCCGTCGCCCAGTAGCACCAGGTAGTCGCCGGCCTGCGGCGGAAGCTCGTCTATCGGTTTCCAATCGCTCATGGCGACCTCCAGTGTTTGGGGTTAGGCGGATGCGGTAGCTTCTTCAAGCTTGCGAGACAGCCAGCGGATACGGTCTTTTGCGGCGGTGAGCCAGGCGATTGAAGGGTGGTAATCAGGATCTTTGCTGAGGAGCTTTTCGATGTTCAGCGGCTCGTTGCCATGCATGAACACGCCGTTCGCCAGCTCGTCGTCGGTCAAGTGCCCCATGCACAGCTCGGAGCGCTCGCCGTCGTAACGACCAGCATGTGGGTCTGCTTGTCCCTCGGCGCGCCACTGGGCTGCCGGTGTGCTTTTCGGGCCGTTCTTCATGACTCTCTCCATTCGTTGGTTCACCCGGTTAGGCGGCGAGCTTCTTGGTGAATTGCTTGTTGAAGTCGAACATGGCCAGCTCGGGCGAAGCGCCGAAACCTGCAACACCGCACTGCAGGTCTTCGCCGTACAGCGCGCACCACTGATCGCCATCAATGCTCAGCTTTGGGCGGTAGAGAACAGATGGCTGGATCGCGTGATCCCAAATCGTTTGGAAGCACTGAGCCGCGTGGTGCGAGATCGCGTTGAGTGCTGACTGGCTGTCTTCGTCGTTCATTGCTGATACCTCAGTGGGTTGGTTCACCTGTATTCGTCAAAACTCCTTCCACCCGCTGGTTGCCGATGGGCGCGGTGTCATGTGCATGCGGGATTGGTCGGGGGAGGGGATGCCGGTTACTTGTCCGGCGCTGATGTCACCAGCAGATCCAGTGGGCTATGCCCGCTTCGGGGCGCTGACAAGGCGCGCTCTCCGGGGCCGATATTCTCTCGTCGTCCCAAGCGCCCGGCACTGTAGCGGCCGGGTAGGCTGTTGCTCGGCAACGGCTGGTTAGCGCTTCATGGCGGTATCTCCTCTTGCTCGCTCACTGGGCAGGCAGTGGCCACCTATTGAATAAATCCGCACGTGCGGGCTGCTGCTACCTTTCGGCTCCCTCCCGGTGGGATATGCAGTGGGCCCCGGGTTTGCCGGTTACGTCTCCAGCGCGGACTTCCACCGCCGTGTTGATTTCTCCCGGCCGCGAACTCGCAACCCTGTGGAGATTGATGCGGACCCGCATCGGGGTGTGATCTGCCGTCCGGGGTAGCCTGTCCGGATTACCGGTCGAAACCTGCTATATCACCTGCCTCCCCTGGAGAGGCATATGTATTTAGGTGCAGACAGATCACACTCCGATACGGCCTGGACATGCCTTCCGGCGCCAGGGGATCGGGCAGTTATAGTCAGGGCTGACTTCGGCGCTGGTTGTCAGATAGTCGCTGCAACCTTGAGGGAGGCGGCGCACGATGTAATCGCGTCCTTTGCGGCCTGCTCGATATTTTTGGCGATGACCTTGTTCACATCGCTGATTGCCGACTTCGCGCTCTTTTCGAGCGTGTCCTTGATGTACAGCTTCATCAGCACAGTCAGTCGTGGTCCGGTTTCGCGCCAGTTGTAATCGCCAGATTCATCCTTCGATTTGCCGTTGAAATCGACCTTCTCGCTCATGTACACCTCGGCGCGACTGGCGATGTACTCCTTAAAGGTCATCGGTTCGCCCTTCGGCTCGCCGTAGTGGCTAGTCTTGCGCATGTCGGCCGATTCGATGATTTCGCCAACGCGCGGCAGAACGTGCTCAGCGAACATCGCGTCGATCTTTTGGTCGACCGCATCCTTCACGCGCTTTTCAATCTGCTGCTTGAACCGGGAAGCCTGCGTGCTTTCCTCGTCGTCGTCTCCGTAGCTGGTGGAGTAAAGGAGGGCATGCACTGCCTGATCCACGATACGGTCGGAAAGGTCGGTTGCGCTTACGCCCAGCGCTTCAAGGGTTTTGATGTCCATTCTTGTCACCTGTTGTTGTGCCCACTGGGCTGTTATTTTCCCAATGTCCACCACTCTGGATGGGCATCAGTGAAAGGGTCCGTCATGCAGCAGCCTTGCAGTCAGCAGCCGTCATGCGCTGCCCATCTTCCAGCTCCACCACGCACACGCCGTTGGTGTAGCCGCGCTCTGCGTTTAGGCGGTTCGCCTCGCGGATGCAGGCGTCCAGGTCTTCATCGGTGAACAACTGCAGCTCGCCGCGAAGGGTGATGCGAAGGACCTTGTTCATTGGATTGACCTCTCTTGATTTTCCGGATGACCCTGTCGCCAAGGTCATCGAGGAAATCTGTTGTCTCCACCACGCGCATCGCCCGATTCATATCTCTGGCCAGGTCACACATTTCGTGTCCGGTGTTCTTCCTGGCTGGCTTGCGTGGTTTCGCGTACTCACATCTGGTGAGCACGGCCAGTTCCAGAGCTGGCATGGCATCGACTATTTGTTGCTCGCACTTACCGGATGAAACCCGGGGTAGTCGATGGCGAGGATCCTGAGCTGTTAAAGAGCGGACGGACTGTTGAGGCCCTGGCGCCTCGGTGTTCTGTGGCGTTGAACAGAATTTAGCTTGCTGCTAAACATCCGTCAACAGCTTCCTGCTAAATAGTTGCGAAAAATTTAGCAGAGGGATAAAAAGAAGACGTGACTGGTCCTAGCCAGTAAGTGAAAAAAATTCCGGCTAAACGGAAAACGACGGAGGTTTGCGATGGCTGGTGTGAAGGTTCGGGCGGCTATAGAGGCCAGATGGGGTGATGATCAGGTAAAGGCGAGCGCCGCCAGCGCAAAGGAACTTGCCGCTCTGGCTGTCAGGCTTCTGGTGGAGGATGTCGGAACGGAGGAGGCGAGAACGCTCATTCGTGATGAGCTGGGAGCGTACAAAGCGGACTATGGCGGCGCCGGGGTAGACCAGCGACCCGCCAAGAAGGAGGGGTAGTTACAGCGTTCGGCCGCGGCCGCGAGTTGGGCGAATGGTCGACCACCAGAAAACGAACCCGATGATGCGAATCGACTCCGCCACTTCCTCAGCCGAGTAGATCTCGTCGGGGTGTTCGTCCGAATTCTCAGATCGAAGACGAAGGCCGCCGCCCGGCTGCCGGTACAGGTACTTCACCCGCAGCATGCCGCCATGCTCGATGGCGTAGATCTCGCCGTCGATTATGTTGGTAGTTCCCCTATCGATTCCCACCGTCGAACCATCCAGGATCAGCCGTGACATGCTGTTTCCGGCCACTGTAGCTGCCATGGCATTGGCCGGCTCAACGCCAGCATCTCGAAGGGTTGACCTTGAAAGCCGGATGCAGCGCCCAGGTACGGGCTGAACGGATGTCGCCCCGCCTCCCGCTGAAATCTCGACTTCCTTATAAAGAGGCACTTCCACTTCCTCGCTTTCCAGTGGTGTCTCGCTATCCCAGGGGGATATATCCCCGATCAGATTCAAGTCGTTATCCCTTGGTATCGGCAGGCGCACGACGTTGTTTAGCGCCGAGTTATCGCCCTCGTCATGCACCTGGTCAAGCCAGCCATGAGGCAGCAGCTCTGCCGCCTCGATCCGGCGGGCCATGACATCGCCCAGGCTACGCGTCGGATTATCCGACAGCATCTGGCTCAGATAGGAAGGAGACGTACCCCAGAGCTCGGCGCACACAGCCTTCGATCTCCCCTTCAAGAGCTTGATCACGTTTGTTCGGCGAATCGATTTGATATCCATGCCGACAGGATTACAGCCCGGCGCTAACTTTGAAATATACAAGTGGCTAAACTCCTGCTTGCCATAACTTTAGCAGTGCGCTAAATTCTCCTCGTATCCAAAGGAGAATTCTCATGTCCACCCAAGTTCGAGACTGGCTTAACAGCCACACAGACGAGGAGCGAACCGCTCTGGCGGACTCCGCCTGCACGTCTGTTGGCTACCTCTGGCAGCTTGCCGGTGGCCATAGAAAGGCATCCGTAGAGCTCGCCGCACGCCTCAACAAGAGCAGCAAAGGCGTACTGACCCTTGAAGGTATGCGCCCGGATCTACACGAACTCATTTCCCAGCCTAAGCGTCGGCGCACTGCCGCCTAAACAACTCCTCATCACGAAAGGAAACCACCGATGTACGCAGACCAATCCCACAAACGTGACATGCCACGGAAGGTTCGATTCAACAAAACGCTCGACCGGATTCTCGTCAGGGCAGCAGAGCGCGCTGAGATGCAGCACGCCACCTACCTCTACGAAATGATCGAGTGGGCCGTCGAGAACGGTGCAATCGAAGCCTTGAGCAAGGACGACCAGAAGTCTAGCGCGGCCTAGGGGCCCTATGGAGGTCTTGTGCCTGAAATTGATTACGAGAGCCTGGCCAGCAGCACAAAGGTCAGGATCGCTGCTTTCGCTCTGAAGAAAGGGCTGAGCATTGAGGAAGCACTCGAGGCGATTGCCATCGAGTTTTTGGCAATGGGAGGTCCGGCAATGATCGGAAAGCCGAAAGGGCAAGTGCACCAATTGTTCCCTAAAGAGGGCCTGAAGCTCGTCCCTAAAGAGGGGCTCAAAAGTGACAGCTGACAAACAGCAGGCGAAAAAAAACCACCTGGCCGGGTGGTTTTCCGCTGCATACATCAAAAGCATCTGTGAGGCTGATTATGCACAGTTCAACTAATACAGGCAATACCCCGACCAATGTCGCGACACGTTTCGCAGTATCTGAAAACGTGTCGCGCAAAACTATGTCATCGCGAGAGATAGCCGATCTGACCGGTAAGGCTCACTTCCACGTGAAGCGCGACGTTCTCGCCATGCTGAAAGATCTTGGTGAGGATGCATCCAACTTTGGATGCATCTATCTGGACCCGCTTAACCGGGAACAGACCGAATATCTGCTTGATCGCGAGCATACCGACTGCCTGCTGACAGGCTACAGCGCCGCCATGCGGATGACGGTGATTCGGCGCTGGCATGAGCTGGAGGCACAGGCCGCACAACCTATTGCCATGCCGTCGTATGCCGAAGCCCTACGGCTGTATGCCGACCAGATCGAGCAGACGGCGGTGCTGCGCGTCGAGAATCACCAGCAGGCCACCAAGATCCATTCCATGGAGAACCTGTTCAAGGAAGGCATGACCCACACCCAGTTCTGCAAGGGCCTCAATGGGGTCAACGTCATGCAGGTGGGCAAGTACCTGGAAGCTCGGAACTGGCTCTACAACGAGAGCAAGACCGGCCTGCGTATGCGTGTGGCGTCCTATGCCCGCGACAAGTACATGACCGAACACCAGCACGAAGTCACTCCCCACGGCAAAGAGCCGTTCGTTTCCTTCACACCCGTCCTGCTGAAGAAAGGCGCGGCACGTCTGTACGACCTGTACCTGGCCGGCGAGCTTCCGATGAAGAAGACCTGGGATGGCCTGTTCACCCACGACAAAGCGTTGCGGGGTGCCGCATGAGCGAATTCAGCTCCCAAAAAAGCGTGTGCGCCCGCAAGAAGCACACTTGCAGCGAGTGCCGGGGAGATATTCAGCCTGGGGCTCGATACATGCTGCTGGCAGGCGCTCAAGACGGGCAGGGATACAGCTTTAAGCGCTGCGCCGGCTGCCATCACGCTTTCGTATGGCTCGACCTAACTCTACGCCTTGGTCCTTACGGGATGCCTCCTGATGAAGGTATCGAGTTTGGCGCTTTGCGGTCTGAGCTCGCTGAGTATGCCTGCGAGTCCCGCTTCGTAGATCCAGAACCTCTTCGGCATCTGCTTGGCATGGCCGAGCGTTACGACGCCGCACAGAACACACCGGAGGCCCAATGATGGCTGCTCTCCCTTACATGCAGTTCTACGTCGCCGACTATCTGGCCGACACCTCCCACCTGACCACGGAAGAGCACGGCGCCTACATGCTGCTGCTGTTCAGCTATTGGCAGACCGGCAAACCATTGCGCATCGATCGCCTATCGACCATCGCACGCGTCTCCAACGACCGTTGGCCTTCCGTTGCCGAGACGTTGAGTGAGTTCTTCCACGTAACCGAAACGCACTGGATTCAATTCCGGGTTGAGTCCGATTTGGAGTCCGTGAACAGCAAGGTTCAAACCGCGTCGAACGCTGGCAAGGCCTCGGCACGTAAAAAAGCACTCCAAAAGCAACAGAACTTCAACGGAAGTTCAACGACCGTTGACGAAGCGTTGCAACGGAACGTCAACCATACAGATACAGATACAGATACAGATAAGAACAAAACCCCCTTACCCCCAGCGGGGGATGACCTGTTCCCGAAGTTCTGGGCGCTCTACCCACGCAAGCAGGACAAAGCCAAAGCACTGAAGTCCTGGGCGAAGCTGAAGGTCGGTGAAGAGCTGTTCCACCTGATCGCCAAGGGCCTGGCTGCCCAGGTCGTATCTGCCGACTGGCTCAAGGAGGGCGGCAAGTACATCCCAATGCCGACCACCTGGCTCAACGGCAAGCGATGGGAGGACGAGGTAAAGCCAGTCGGCAACGTCCACCAGTTCCCCGCATCCCGGCATACCGGCTTCGAGAACCGCGACTACACGGCGGGCCTGACCGCTCGCGGGGATGGCACCTATGACTTCTAGCCCGAAGCAGATCGACCTGACCATCAACGAAATCGAGAAGCGCTTTGGCGTGATCGGCAAGCAGCCGGCCAACTGCCCGCAGCATGGCGAATATGCCTCAGTGATCCGCAAGAACGCAGACAGGGCGTCCGGTTGCCCAGATTGCGCCGACAAAGCTCGCCAGGAGCGCGACGAGGAAGAACAGCGGGCAACGTATGCCCGGATCGCCGAACAACGCCTGGAGCGAAAGCTGGGGGCCTCTCTGATCCCAAAACGGTTCCTGGAGAAGAACTTCTCGGACTTCCGCGCAGAGACGGCCTGCCAGAAAGCCAATCTCGCCAAGTGCGTTGAGTACGCCGAGATGTTCCCGCAACACCTGGAGGAGGGCCGCTGCATCGTCATGACCGGCACACCTGGCACCGGGAAAACTCACCTGGCCGCTGCAATCGCTGGATCCGTGATCGTCAACCATGGCGCCACTGCCGTGTACCGGACTGTCGGCGGCCTGCTCCAGTTCATCAAGGGCAGCTACGGCGACCGCGCCGAGTACACCGAGTCGGAAGCGTTCGCCAGCCTAGTCGAGCCCTCACTTCTGATCATCGACGAGGTTGGGGCCACCAAGCCCTCCGAGTTCGAGCTGGCGACCCTGTTCGCGGTGATCAATGGCCGGTACGAGGCCCAGCTGCCCACGATCGTTATCTCCAACATCGACGCCAAGGAGCTTGGCGCGGTGCTGGGCGATCGCAGCGTGGACCGTTTGCGGGAAGGTCGCGGCATTGGCCTGGTATTCGAAGGCGCCTCAGAGCGCGGCAACCGGAGGGCTTCCTGATGGACGCTCGTTACGAAGAATCCAAACGCAAGTGGGCGGCATTTGTCCTTGAGGAAACAGCCGCATGGCCCAGCGATAGGCCACGGATCATCGTCGAGTACGCCGTGTTCGGCCCAGGCTGGGAAGAAAACGGAATCTACGGCGTTCGCGGGAAAGTCAGCATCGAGCAGCTCCAGAGCATCGAGAGCCAACTGAAGAGCGATGAGGAAATTGGCGAGCGGCACCTCATGACCAAAGGCGAAGGCGACTACCTGCTGGTGGTGGATTACGACAGCGGCGAAACCGACGACTACGGGCGCGTCATCCACTCGCCTTGCTGGGATATGAGCGTGATCGGATTCCGGTCCTTTGATGAAGTGATGACCCTGCGTGCGGCTGGAAAGGAGAGCAATTCATGAAACGAGCAAACCCAGCACAGCTACGCCAATCCCTGGAGATGGCGAACGGTCTCGTAAAGGCCGGCGTTCGTTTCGTCTGCATGCCAGTGATGGACGAGGCGGACCTTCAGAACCTGGCCAGCCAAGCCGCTGAGCGCTTTGAGCGCCTGGCATTGATCGCAGAAGCAGCGGAGCAACGGACATGAGCGACAACAAAAATCTGAAAGCATTGTGCGAAGCGGCTCCAACTGGTCCTTGGCTGCTCGAAAACGACTCCCTGTATTTCAAGAATGACGGGTACACGCGGCATTTGCTGGATGCGGATGCTGGGCATGACGTGGAAGACGAGGCGTATTACGCGGCGCTCAACTTTATCGCCGCCGCAAACCCTGCCGCAGTCCTGGCCCTGATCAAGGATCTTGAAAGCCACAAACGCATGCTTCTGGGCGCTGCCTGCGACATGGGTGCGATCAGTGCGGCTCTCAAGGCCGACATGGACGATGACGGCGACGCATTGCTTGGCATGGTCATCGACCTGAAAGCCCAGAACACGCGAATGCTGGAGTGGCTGAAGGATATCAGTCGCACATCCGGCGACAAGGGTGCCGTCATGGGCGCTCGCCAACTGCTCAAGGAGTTCGCCGAATGAGTGATTTGCGCGATTTGAAAGCGATTGCCGAGGCGTGCCAACAGCATCAGCCACTTCGCTTCATGCCAAGCCACGGTGCGCTGTACATCCGCAACGACAACGGCATCGTCTTTGACGTGCATCAGAACCGGACTTTCCCCGAGTTCATGGCGCAGAACAAGGACTATGCGGATCTGGTGCTTGCCGCCAATCCAGAGACGATCCTGGCGCTGATCGCCGAGAACGAAGGTCTTCGCGCTCAACATGCCCGTGACAGTGGTGAGCTGCGAAAGCTATGTGCCGCGAGAGATTCGGCGCGCCGGGAGCGCGACCAGCTCCGCGCCGAAGTCGCCGGCCTACGCACCGGCTACCAAGCCTACGAGCAGGTGAATGCTGAGCTGAAGGCTGAGAACGAGGCGCTGCGTAACGGCATGATCCAGATTATCGAAATGAACCGCATGCATGCCGAATGTCAGTACGGAGATCCAGAAAAGGCCGAGTCATGGTCGTGCGTGACCGTCGCCCGGGCCGCGCTAGGCAAGGGAGAGCAGTCATGAGGGCAATTTCCTGGATTTTCACTATCGCCGGACTGGTGTTGATCGTCGCCTGCTTTTTCAATGATGAAATCATTCTGCTCGCCATTCCCGTGACCCTGCTTGCGGCGTGGACCGATGACTGGGCTAACGACATCGAGCTTAGAGACTTTCTGGCCGAGGGGAGGGCTCGCCATGACTAAGCCATCCAAGCCCCGCCCAATGCCCGTGTACCTGATCCTGCGCCGCCTGGTAGACCCGGCAACCGGCAAGGAGGTGGCCGCGTTCGTACCGTACTCCGACGCCGACCGATCGATCCTCCGTGAGCGTGATTTCAAGATCAACACCAAGATCCGCGCCGAACTCAAGCAGCCACGCAATCCTCGGTTCAACGGTTTGGTCCACGGCCTGGGCCGGGTACTGAGCCAGAACATTGACCGGTTCTCTGGAAAGCAGTCCCACGACGCAATCAAGGCCCTGCAACTGGAGTCGGGCGTTTACTGCGACGAGGAGCTGTTCGACATTCCTGGGTTGGGCCAGCTCACCCGCAAGACGCCCCAAAGCCTCTCCTACGACTCGATGGGTGAGGAGGTCTTCCAAGACTTCTGGCGCCAGTGCTGCGCGTACCTGGTGCTGCATGACTGGCCGACCCTCACCGAAGAGCGCCTGACCGAAATGGCTGAGTTCGAAGCATTCAAGGAGGCGGCTTGATGAAGCGCACCCCACTACTGCGCAAAACTCCGCTCAAGTCCGCCGGCCCACGCCGCAAGCGTTGCCCGGAATGCCGCGTGATGTATGCGCCAGCCCGAGAATCCCAAGCCGTGTGTGGGGAGATCGCCTGCGCCATCGCTCACGCTCAGTCGGAGAAAGGCCAAGAAACCGCCCGCAAGTCCCTGGCCCAGGTCGAGCGCCGGGAGATCAAAGTACGCAAGGAGAAGATCAAGTCGCGCGCCCAGCACCTGAAGGACGCCCAGACCGCATTCAATGCCTGGATCCGAGAGAGGGACGTCGGGCTGCCGTGTGTTAGCTGCGGCAGGCATCACAACGGCCAATGGCACGCTGGGCACTACCGGACCGTCGGCGGAAACCCTGAACTCAGGTTCGAACCGCTCAACGTATGGCGCCAATGTGCCCCGTGCAACAACCACAAGTCCGGCGACATCGTGAACTACCGCATCGAGCTGGTGAAGCGCATCGGCGCCGAGGTAGTCGAGTGGCTTGAAGGCCCTCATGAGGCCAAGAAGTACACCGTCGAAGAGCTGAAGGCGATGACCGCTGAATACCGGGCGAAGACTCGCGAACTGAAGAAGGGGCACGCAGCATGAAAATCAACTCAGCGCGCCAGGCTTGGCATGACTGCAATTACAACCCGGCCCCGGGCCAGACCTCCGATGTCGTCCAGCTGGGCGTGGTGGTGCAAAACACGGAGCGCGGGCCGACGGCCAACCATGCCGTCCATGGCGCCCTGGCCGGTCACATCCAGTCGGCAATCGCCAGGCTTCATCCGCAGATCCGCGTGTTCGGGGATTACATGTACGCCGCTGCCCAGTGCGACGACATCCGAGAAGCAGCGGAGGAGGTGGTGTTCCTGCTGGTGCAGAACCGGTCACCACGGATGACCGCGGCCAAACGCGAAAAGCTCGAGTACGTGGTGAAGGGCGTGCTACGCCGGTACCGCCATATGCACCAGGGCGGGCAGTCGGCCAATGAGGATCCGCTCGCCAACGCCGAGAAGTTCAGGGCCTGGATGTGGCAGGTCTACGAGGTCCGCCTGGAGTCGTGCAACTGGGAGCGGGATTGGGGCGGCGTGCTGCAGTTGATCTTCGAGTGCTGCGAGGATCTGGACCGGCGCGCACTGAGCCCAATTGCAGCGGTTATTTACGAAATGCGCGAGGCCGCTTGAGGGCCTATTGCGTTCCCGTGCGGCTGGTGATACCGTAACGCCACTGTTAGAGTTTTGCCTTCGGCAACTTACTCAAATCCATAAAGAAACCCGGCCATTGCGCCGGGTTTTTTATTTTTCGAAAAAACCCACCAGAAGGAATGCCAAATGGTTAAGCGACTCTCTGCTTATCTGGGTCTGGCGCTCGCCGCCTGCCTGTCCTGTTTCTCCATTTCGGCTCTCGCCGAACCACTGACCAGCGCCTACCGCATCGCGTACGTGCTGGCCGAGCCTCAAGGTGTTGCCCTGCAGCGCATGGAGCTGACTCTCGCCATGTGGCGATCGGGCAGTGACACCACTGACGAATCCCTGGCATCCAATCTGCGCGCATCCAGCAATCACTTCGTGATGACCTCGGCCGATCCGGCACCTGAAGGCGTTGGCGTCGGCGCCGGCCTTTCGCTCTGCTGAATACGCCTGGAAGAGACAGGAAAAAGCCCGGACATACGCGCCGGGCTTTTTGTGCCTCCGAGGAAAGCCGCTACCTCAGTGGCAGTTTTCCCGGATGTATAGACCCTATTCAGGGCCTCGACATGATCGGGGCCTTTTCGTTTTCGGCTCCACCACACCCATTGCCCCGAGCTGGGAGTGCTGCTGGAGCTGACCTATTACCGCTGATCCTCACCTTGGCCGCCCACACCGGCCTTTTTTATTCCACGGAGAAACCAATGGCAGAACCAACGAGCACTGCCGCCAGCGTGTTGCTGGTGAAGTACGGCGTGGTCATGGCTGCTTTCATCGGTTCTATCCTGTCCCTTGGTTTTCTGAAAGACCTTACCCGGGGCCAGGCGGCAACCGCTGTAGCCACCGGCTTCGGCTTTTCGGTCTACCTGACGCAACCAGTGACGTTATGGCTCGCCCCCAAGCTCGACCTTGCTGTGAATGATGACCTGCTGTGTGGCGTGGCATTCGTGCTCGGCCTGACAGCAATGAACATCATCCCGGCCATCAAGGCGGCAATGGGCTCGTTCGTAACGGCGCGAGGTGCCTGACATGAACAGCATTCTTGTTTCTGCGCTGGGCTTGATTGACGCGGCCCTGTGCATCGTCGTCGCACTGGCCGCGTGCGATTACCTGCGCCGGGTTCGCCCGATCGACCAGCCGCTACTGAGCGTTGCGTTCTACCTGGTCGCCATCGGCTCGTTCGGATCATTCGTCACCTCGATGCAAGGCCAGTGGGTGAGCCCATTCGGTGCGATGCTCCACGCAGGCATGGTGGCTTATGCCTGGGCCCGCCGAGGGCATGTGTTCGAGATCAAGCATTAATGCGCGACACGTTTCGCGAATCAGCAAATTGTGTCGCGACACTGGAGAGCATCCCCATGGCGAAGATGAGTATCAGCATTGTCGTCAAGCGCTCCTGGTGGGTACTCCCTTACATGAGTGCAGTCGAATTGTTCGGCGAACTTATGGGCCTAACCCCTGATTATGACAAGGTCGTCTCCATGGCAATGCGCGGGATCAGCATAAAAATGGTTGACAATCAATGACCACATCAAAACCGCGAATTCAGATTCAGGGCGGTCAGATCGTCACGAATGACAGTCTTTCCAACATGGTCGCCAACATCGGCACCAACCGAGACAAGCGCTCCCACAACCAGTTCGGCTTCGAGTTCGTCAATCAGTTCGAGCTGGAAGCCGCGTATCAATCGAACTGGATCGCCCGTCGCATCGTGGACAAGCCGAACGAGGATGCCCTGCGCGAGTGGCGTGCATTCAGTGGCAAGCAGGCCAAGGACATCGCGAACGAAGAGCGACGTCTCGGTGTGCAACAAGCCTACCTGGACACCTGCTGCTGGGCTGACCTGTACGGTGGTGCTGCGCTGCTGATGGTAACCGGCCAGGACCTGAGCTCCACGCTCGACCTGAACAAGATCAAGAAGGGCGGATTGAAGAACCTGGTGGTCCTCGACCGCTGGGACATCCAGCCTACTGAATTCAACCTGACTGACCCGCTCAAGCCGAACTGGATGCTTCCAGAGTTCTACATGATGGTGAATGGCGAGCAGAAGATTCACTACAGCCACATCATCCGCCGCACTGGGGCTCGCCTGCCGCGCCGCATGCGAATGTTCGAGCAAGGCTGGGGTGACAGTCGCCTACGCCGCTGCATGTCTGACCTGCGTGACGTGGTGGCTACCAAGGGTGGTATTGCTTCTCTGGTGCTTGAGGCCAACGTCGATACTATCACCGTGAAGGGCCTCAAAAGCGCCCTGGCAAGCGCGCAGTGCGACAACGTAACCGAGCGCTACCGAATGTTCGGCATGATGAAGTCCATCGTCAACCTGGGCCTTCTGGATGCTGAGAGTGAGGAGTTCGACCGCAAGAGCATCGCGTTCTCCGGCCTGAGCCAGATCATGGAGCAGTTCATGGTGTGGACTGCTGGTGCAGCAGAGATGCCTGTAACCGAGTTGTGGGGCCAATCAGCAGCCGGCCTCAGCTCAACCGGTGAAGGCGACCTGAAGACCTATCACGGCACCATCAAGGGCAAGCAGGACGGACAGATGCGCCTGGACCTCGAAGCCTTGGATCAGGTTCTGATTCGTTCGGCCCTGGGCGCGTACCCGGATGACATTGAGTTTGAATGGAATCCACTGGCCCAGACCTCTGGTATCGAGCAGGCGCAGGAAGACCTGGCAGATGCTCAGGCCGACTCGCTCCACATCGAGAACCGGGTGATTCGCCCAAGCCATGCCATGCGTCGCGCTCAGGCGAAGGGCACCTACGCCATCACCGATGAGCAGATAGCGGCTCAAGAGAAGATCGAGAAGGATCAGGACAATGGCGAGTTCGACGACGGCAAAGGTCTCCCGGGATTCTCCCTTGAAGGCCCTGACGACGATGAACAAGGCCCTGATGGAGCTCCGGCCAAAGAAACCCCGCGCGCCTAAGCCTGTACGGCCAAGCCAAGAAGTTGAGCGCTACTACCGCGGCCAGCTTCGAGGCATGGTCAGGCTGATGGCCGAGGAACTGGTCAAGACCCTTGAGCCTGAGCTGAAGCGGCTGAAGCCCGAGTACATCGCCGACGCCATGCCCACCTTTGACCGCTGGACGGATGACATTCTCTCGGCGATCCGCCGCGTGTCGCGCCGGTTCACCTCGTCGCTGTTCGAGGCACAGATCCAGCGCGTGGCGGCCAGTACGGTCAGTCGAGCCGAGGCAGATAACGCTGAAGACTTCCGCAAGTCGATCAACCAAGCCGTCGGTGTCGATTTCGAGCTGATCACCCGGCCCAAGGGCATGCAGGACTACCTGGAAGCCTCAACCGCTGAAAACGTCAACCTGATCAAGTCCATTCCCACGGAATACTTCCAGAA